CCAAGTTAAGTTTAATTCCAAAACCGCCGGAATATTTAAACAAACATGGAAAGGCTATTTGGGGGAAGTTATTACTTGAATTAAATAAATCAGGAATTCTTACAGAAGCTGATCTGCCTGCCTTTGAGATGCTATGTATGAATTACGGGGTATGGAGGGAAACAAGCGAGCTTATCAGTAAAAAACCTGAATGTATCGAAAATGAATATGGCGGCAGGTCTGTCACTGTACAGCAGAATAACGCCGCATTTAATATGTGTGAAAAGATGATGTCCCGATTTGGGCTTACTCCATCTGACAGGAACCGCTTGGGCTTGTCAAAGAAAAATGATGTTGACCCAAATACTCAAAAAATGAGGGGGCTTATTGGTGCGTAAACACATAATTTTTTTTATTTTGTTTTTCACGGGGAGTATGTTAATGGCTGAATATACCGCTGAAAAATATATTTCCGATGTAAATACCGGTAAAATAACAACCTGTAAGTGGGTCAAGCTCGCGGTAAAAAGGCATATCAACGATCTTGGACGGATTGGAAAAAAAGACTTCCCATACTACTTTGATGCCAATGCTGCAAAAAGGGCGATTGATTTTATTCATCTCCTTGAGCATACAAAGGGAGAATTTGCCAACAGGTCATTACATGACGATATACGAATTAAACTTGAGCCATGGCAACAGTTTATTATTTGGGAAATTGAAGGATGGCGCAACAAGGATGGCTTTAGGCGTTTTACCCGCGCATATATTGAGGTTGCAAGGAAAAATGGAAAAACATCCCTCGCGGCAGCGCTTGCCAATTATCATTTTTTTGCAGATAGCCCGCGCGAGATAGGCCCTGAAATATACTTTGCAGCAACCAAGCAACAGCAGGCGGCCCTGGCGTGGGAAGAAGCTGAACGGCAGATACAGCGAAACGAAGCCTTAAAGGCTATTTCCCAAACCTATAAAAGCAAAAGACATATTGTAGTGCCGTCAACCGCTGCGGTAATGCGTCCGCTTGGCCGTGACAGTAAAACAGAGGACGGATTAAATCCTTCGTTTGCGGTTATTGATGAATATCACGCACACCCCGATCCCGGATTAATTGATGTTATAGAAAGCGGTATGGGAGCGCGTAAACAACCGCTTATCATAATTATTACTACTGCTGGAACAAATTATACCGGGCCGTGTATGGAAGAGCATGAACATCTTAAAAAAATGCTTGAAGGCTCAATCCCATCTGTTGATAATTTTTTTGGTATTATTTATACGCTTGATGACGGCGATAACTGGAAAGACCCGAAAGTATGGGGAAAGGCAAACCCAAACTTAAACATATCTGTTGATAAAAAACGCCTTGCGGAACAGGTAGCACTTGCCGCATCGTCTACGGTAAAAATAACAAATATAAAAACAAAGCGCCTGAATATTTGGTGTAAGTCAGTTTTGAACTGGATTGGCTTTGATACATGGAAAAAATGCGGCAAAGAAACATATACCGAAGATAGTTTATTTGGCCGCCAATGCTACGGAGGCATGGACTTATCAAGTACACAGGATTTAAGCGCGGTTGTTTTATCGTTTCCCCCCATAAGTGAAGGAGAAGCATATAAACATATTTACCGGTTTTATATTCCCGAAGAATTGGTACAGGAAAAAGAAGAAATTGACAAAGTACCGTACAGGCAATGGATTGAACAGGGGCTTATCATTGCTACTCCCGGAAATGTCATCGACTATGACTATATTGAGACGGATATTTTTCAGTTTGCAGAACTGTATGAAATAAAAGAATTCTGCTTTGATCCATTTCACGCACAGGAAGTTGTTAACCACCTCACTGATGCAGGAATAACCATGATACCGATACAACAGGGGTACCGCATGATGTCCCCGATGTGTATCAATTTTGAAAAGCGCGTTTTGGCATGTGAACTGGCACACAATAATAATCCGGTTATGTACTGGATGATATCTTGTGTCGAAGTAAAAAGCGACCGTCAGGGAAATATAATGCCAATGAAACCACGGCGGAATACAAATGGAAAACGTATTGACGGTGTAGTGGCGAATATAATGGCGCTTGGCAGGGCATCGTTACAATCATCGGAGGGAAGTTCAGTTTATGATGAAAGGGGGGTATTGTCAGTATAATGTGGCCGTTTAGTAAACGAAAGTCAACCGCAGTTACCCCTGTTCAGGATTTAAGCGGATGGGGTTCTCCCTCTGTTTCAGGTGTTCATGTAACGGAAAACCGCGCTATGGGTTTATCCGCGCATTTTGCCTGTGTGCGCCTTATAGCTACGACTATTGCATCTTTGCCGATCCATATTTATGAGCGAACTGCTAATGGAAAACGCATTAATAATGATCATCCGGCGGCACGTTTGTTGCGAAAAAAACCGAATGATGAAATGACGGCATTTTCGTTTTTCGAGGCTATGCAGGCGCAAATATCAAATCGGGGTAAAGCGTTTGCCGAACTGGTTTTTGATCGAAAAGGCAATGTAGCGGAAATATGGCCTATTGCTCCCGGTACCTGTGAACCCCGCAGAAAAGATAAAAATAGCCCGATAGAATACTATTTTCCAAATTCAGGAATAGTGCTTCCGGCGTGGAAAGTACTCCATATACCAGGGCTAGGGTTTGACGGCATAAATTCTTTTTCTCCAATACAGCTATTCAGACAGAACTTTGGAATAGGTCTTGCGGTTGAAGAGTTTGGTGCAAGGTTCTTTGGACAAGGTACAAATATTGGCGGCTGGTTGGAACATCCTGGCAAACTGTCCGAAGCGGCGCATGAAAGAATTAAGTCCGACATGAAAGAAAAATATGCCGGATTACAGAGATCTCATGGAGTAGTAATCCTTGAGGAGGGTATGAAATATTCAAAACTGGCAATGCCGCTTGAAGATGTCCAGTTTATACAGTCAAGAAAGTTTACCGCGACAGATATGGCGCGTATCCACGGAGTACCACCGCACCTCATTGGCGACCTTGAAAAAGCGACATTCAGCAACATCGAAGAGCAAGGAATAGAAGCGGTTATATATTCGTTCCGTCCTTGGGCGGTAAGATGGGAACAAGCATTAAACGCAAAAATATTCAGCGAGGAAGAACAAGACAGGTATTATATAAAAATTGAACTTGATGGACTGTTACGCGGGAATATTGAATCACGGTATAAAGCGTATTCAATAGGTTTACAACAAGGATTTTTGAACGCTGATGAAGTACGCGAAAAAGAAGATATGAACCCATTGCCGGATGGCCAGGGTAAAGTATACCGCTTCCCCCTTAATTTGGGAGAAAGCAAGAAGGAGCAAGAAAATGATTAAAGCAAATGAATTACAACGAAGGGAAGTTACACTTGAGGGCAGCGATTTCCAAATCGGCACAAGAAATGAAGATGGAACCGGCGGATTAAAAATCACCGGAACACCCATAGTGTACAATAGGGAGTGTGTTATATTTGAAAATGACCATTTCTGTTTGACTGAAATAATTGAGACAGGTGCCGCAAGAGACGCATTGTTACGCGCAGAGCAGGTCTTATTATGGAATCATGACAGCGCAAAGCCAATGGCTGCACGAAAAAACAATACCATGTCAATAAGAGAAGATGCTTCCGGTGTGTATATTGATGCGGATATATCTGGGACAGTCTGGGGCCGCGATGGACACGAGGCTATAAAATCGGGCCTTGTTGATAAAATGTCTTTTGGGTTTTTCATAAAAGATGATGGATATACTGAAGAACGGTTTGTCGAAAATGGAAAGCGGTGCTGCAAACGGACATTAAAGAAGTTTGATCGTATTGTCGATTTTTCCCCGGTGACATATCCTGCTTATCAGGATACCGGCATATTGGCAAGAGACGCTGACGGCATATTAAATGATTTTGAGACAGAAGAAGAAAAAAGAAACGAAACAAAAGATAAAATTAGTAGTCTTTTGAATGAGTTTACGGAAGAAAAAATAGACGCGTAAGCGTTTATGCCATCAACCTCATGTCGTGAGACAGTATGGAAGGTGGCTTATATAACTAACGTCGGGAGACGTAAGGAGCATTGAATGAAAAGATTAAGAGAACTCCAGCAACGTTTTAACGCACTGGTGAGCCAGCTTCGTTCTGTTCAGGGCGAAGAAAACCCTGATGCCGCTAAAATTGCGAACATGGAAGCAGAACTGCGCAGCCTTGCATCGCAAATTGAAACGGAAAAAGCTATTGTACGCACCCAGGAAGGCATCGACCCTGAAACAAGAAGCGGCGAAGGTACACCCGCCACTGGCGAAATTACCGAGGAAAACACCCGTTCCGCCATGCTTGCGTATATGCGCAATGGTGACAGAACAGAACTGCGGGCAATGACCAGCGGTACTGGCGGCGGTGGGGATACCGGCGGTTATCTCATCCCGCAATCGTGGGAAAATCAAATACTTGAAAGGGAGAAAGAGCTTTTTGTTATGCGCCAGCTTGCGGACGTGCAAACATCGGCAACTGACAGAAATATCCCTGTTGCCGATGATTACGGCGAGTCGGGATGGATTGAAGAAGGCGGCCAGTATCCCGAGAGCGATGCTGAATTTTCCGGGAAAATTATCAAGGCATTTAAGGTTGGTCGTATCTGCAAAGTGTCAGAAGAACTCCTGCAAGATAACGATTATAACCTTGAGAGCTGGCTTACCGGAGCGTTTGGTTATTCAAACGGCCTCGCTATGGAGCTTGCCTATATCAACGGGGATGGTTCCGGCAAACCTACCGGGTTCCTTGTCAGCGCTGATGCGGTTGAAGCTGAAGCTGCAACGATAAAATACGAAGACTTGCTCAATTTATTCAAGGAGTTAAAGTCCGGCTATTACCGAGCGGCAAAATGGCTTATGAACGTAAATACGCTTGCCGCTATAATGAAGCTCAAAGATGCTTCCGGCGCGTTCCTGTATAAACCGTTTGAGCCGAAAACGCCGACAGATCCGCTGGGGCAGATTTTAGGAAGGCCGGTAGTGCTGTCATCGTATATGCCCGACATCGGCGCCGGTAAAAAGCCGGTTGCTTTTGGTGATTTCAAGAAATACCGTATCCATGACCGCGCTGGATTCGGGCTGATGCGCCTGACCGAAAAATATGCGGATACCGGATTCATCGGTTTCAGGGGTATGCAGCGCACTGATGGTAAATTGCTTATTCCCGAAGCCATCAAAGCACTTGAGTTTGGAGCGTAAACAATGATCGGCGATCTCATAGCTTGGGAAAAAGTCAAGGCTGTATTAAATCTTGATGATAGCCAACAGGAATTAGTAGCATTTCTCATTTCCGCAGCGTCTACCCAAGCCGAAAAGATCGCTGATCGTTCCCTTGCCGTTCGTGACATTGATACAACTATTGATGCGCACGGCGGCAGGGAATATTTGCTTCCCAGTTATCCGGTAAACAGTATCCAAATGGTACTGGTAAATGATAATGAATTACAGGCAAATGAGTACAGCATAAAAAAACAAACTGGAATATTGCGATTGAAAGAGTATGTGCCTGATGGATGGGACGCAATACATTTCAAAGGCAATATCGGATATGATCCGGTACCTGAAGATTTACAGCAAGCAGTTATTGAAATAGTATCGGTGAACATTCGGCGCTTTGCAACCAGCGGCGGGACTGTGGGAATAAAAAGTTTTTCGGCGAACGGAGCGATTACGACCCAATATGAGTTAGATATTCCGGTATCGGCACGGACTGTTTTTATGAGCTACAGGGGGATTCGGATATGATTAAAACTGACATAACCGGAACCATAAGCCTTAAACCTTTTGGAACAGACTTTGTTGAAGACATCGCAGCAGCATCTGCCGCAAAAATAGCCAATGAATTTGCATCGTATATAAGACAACACCGTTTTGACGAATACTACAAAAATCAGACGGGCGAAACAAAAAACAGTATCGGCGTGTTTCGCATGAAATCTAAAGTTCCTGCGTTTACGGTTAGAGCAGGATTGGGTATACGCGGTAACTTGAACTATTTGGCAGGTCTTTACAAAGGGAAGTCGGTATCACGTTCAGGCAAAACATTCAGTTATGCAAGGCCGCGCGACTTAATGAAATCAGGCTGGAGAGAATTCGGCGGCGAAGGAAAACTACAGCATATTTACGAACAGACGCTTGCAAAAAAAATAAAAGAATCGGAGGCAAAACTTGAAGGCTAATTTCAAAGAGATATTCAATAGCTTCAAAGAGTATCTATCGGAAAATATTCCAGAACTCGGTAACGTAATAACGCATTGGGAAGATCCATTTACAGTTTCAAAAAACCAAACGGTTATGTTGCCGAATTCAAGCTCTGAATCTGGTGAAAAAATGCTTTTTTCAATACGGCTATGCATCTCTACCGTAGAAAAAAACAGTGACGCTATACCACAAGTTCAGATGGACATAATGAACAAGGTATTCAGTGTGGTTTATAATAGTGCGGTTCTTGGCAAAATTATAAACGCGTCTATTAGCGGAGCTGATTATTATGATCCAGTACCGCAAAGTCCTATAGTAGGGGTTATTGATATGACTATCAATTTAACCATAGATTACATTGATGACTGTTATTAAAACCCATAGGAGGATAACTGAATGATACGAAGACTACAACCGGTTCAAGAGGACGGAAAGACAGTATGGCGTATATTGGATAACGTAAACAAAAAAATAGTATCATGCGCCCCGTGTGAAAACTTGCGTCTGGGGAAAAAAAACAAAGGGACATCTGCTGAAATAAGCGATGAGAAACCAGAAAATCAGGTTTCTGATGTGGAAAATATGTCATAACCGCCGTTGGCGGGTAAATAACTAACGTCGAGATGACGTAAGGAGAGGAATATGAAAAAATCAGGATCTTCTCGCCGAGCATTTTTAGCTATGGGCGGGAAAGTTATTGGTGGAAACGGGCCGGCAGCTACCACTGAACCGTCAACATGGTATTTGATTCTCAAAAAGGGAGAGACAAGCAGCTTGCCACCGGAAATACCGGTCAATACTGTTTTCAGATCACCAGCAACAGCGCCTCAATAGACTCTTTTAGTAGGAGATCAACTACTGGAAATTGATTTTGAGCGCTATTGCAAAACAACCGCAGACTGGTCAATGGAGCAAGGAAGTATTGACATTGGCGATGATTGCGACCCCGGCGCCGAAATGCGAGACGGAATCACAAAAATTTCTGGTAGTTTATCAGGGTTTTTCAATTTTGATGAGGCAACAGAGCAGATGGTTGATATTTCACAAAAAATATTCAATCTGTTTGTGCCTTATCTTGAGGACGATGGGAACGGAAATTACGCTTATAATCCACCCGATGACCCTCGTATTTATCTGGGTCTGTGTCTTAATGGTGATGCGCCAGTCGGGAAAATCGAGAACTGGTTCATTACGCCCATTAATATAACCAACGTGAGCGCCTCCGGTGGGAACGCCGATGCGCAGACAATGGAAGTTTCATGGACAAAGGGTGAAGGACTTCCCGTATCATACAACGTGCCGAGGGCGGCATAATAATACACCCCGAAAGTAGCAGTACGAGTAGGGGTAATTTTTAGGAGAAACATATGGCGGTGCTTAAAAGTTTACGCATGAAAGAAAAAACATTTGTTTTCAAATCCTATGGAAACGACCAGGAAGAAATCCCGGCAAAGATAATTTTCAATCGTTTTCCAGTGAATGGTGAAACATTTACATCTGTTGACAAAAAAGACATTTTTGACGGCATTGATGTTACCAATGTATCAAAGCGGGAATTACAGGCAAAGATTGCTGACAAAATTGTCGATAGTTTCCTGCATAACATGAGGGCTGGAAATACCGACTACCAACGGTTTTTCAAAGAATGTGTTGATCGCTTTGAGGACCTTCAATTTGAACAGTCAAAAATAGTGACCGTAAGTGACTTTTGGCAAATTTTACCGATTGATGCAGCAATTACCATTGCCCAAGAAGCACTTGAATACGCATCGGAACGTGATGAGTTTACAATGGGAAACTCGAACGCCTAATTGTCGGTCTCCGTCTTTACATATTGGGCGTAACTAAAAATGACGGATTGAAAGACCCATACCCGATTATTATTCCGGGAAGGACAGAGCCGGTATTGAGCTATAAGGTAGAGGAGTATGTAAACGATGAGTTTATTTATTATTACAACTTTTATATCTCATGTAAACATACCGGCTTGCCGTTTAATTGCGGATGGGCTGAACTTAATCCGTGGGTGGTTCAGCTTATGACTGCATTTGACCAGGTGATGGAAAATGAGCGTACATACAGCGAACACAAGTTTATGGCGCAGTTACATGGATTTAAGGTGATGTAATGGACGATCTCTTATTGTTTTTTATTATTTTTATGCTTTTCACTATTATAACAATACACAGTGAAAACAATATACATCCTAAGATAATCCATACCCAAGGATGGTTTGCCAAAAATGTGCCAATTGGAATGAGTACTGCCAATGCAATTATGAGTATAAGTATAAATTTCAACAAACCTAATAGCATACACAGAATTATACCATGTTATAGGAGTGTTGTCAATGGCTGATTTAGCTATTCGCATAAAAGCTGATACCGCCTCCGCTTCAAAAGCATTCAATGACTTGGCTGTGGAATCAGAATACCTCCAGGGTAAAATAAAAAAACTTGGCGAAGATATGGGTACTAAGGAGGCAGAGCGTTTTATTGAGAAACAGAATCTTGCTGGGGTAGCCATGAGAGCTGTCGGAAAAGATGTTGAAGGCTTATCCAAACAGCACACTGCTTATGAAAAGGAAATACAAAGACT